CGGGACGACAGCGCCAGCGTTGATCGCGTCAATCTCGATGCAATTCGCATTAGCGCCCCCGACCGTCGCAATCGCTTCCAGGTACATACCCTCAGCAACTGCACCGGCGACATCCGCCATGCCCATACCAGCAAAGGCATAGATTTGGTGTGGCGTGCCGGTGGTATAATCGCTCGCCCGCCCCACTGCGGCAACAGCGATGCCGCCAGACTTCGAATAGAACTGCGCCTCGGCGATCATTTCAAACCAGCCGTTGCCGTTAGGATTGCTTGACGCCCAGGTCGGTGGGTTCGTGGCATATCCCTGGCGAGAGTGGCCCGTCAGGTTCAAAGGGCCAGGCGATACTGTCCCGCCGGTCAGTGGTAACCATGCACCAGGTGCCCCACCAGATCCCAGCAGCGCATCGAGCGTGTCGGCGTTGCTATTGAGGTGCGTGCCCCAGGCGTTCAGGTCGGCCATCGGCGTGGGCTTGTATAGCTGGAGGTTCGCCGTCCGGGTGTAGTCGCTGCTGCCGCTCATAACCTACACTCCGGCTACCGCTGCCCAGGTGCCACCGCCGCGCGACACATAAAGCGTGGCACCGACCGCGCCGCCAATGCAGGAATAAAGTGAGCCGACCGGTGCCGTTGCAGTTGGCGCGGCGCTGCCGGTGGTCCACGTAGGGCCACCAGTCGAGCCGACCTGCACTGTGGCGAACGTGCCGACAGTACCGATTAACGTCCCTGCTAGTGTGCCGCCACTCAACGGCAGGAACGGACCGGCAGTGGCAGATCCAAGCAACGCATCGAGCGTGTCGCAGTTGTCGTTGAGATGAAACCCCCAATTGTCCACGTCGGCATTGTAGTTTGGCTTAAATAAACCCAAATTCGGTGTCAGCGTGTAGTCCGATCCGCTCATCGCGCTGCCCTCCGCGCACGGATTTCACGCGCCGTCAGTTTAGCGCACTCGCGGCACCACCGAGCGCCTTTGTAGAAGTGTGTGTTAGCTTCATCGAAGGCGTGACCCCGCTTGCAGTGCGTCTTATTTGCGTTAAAGGCGCCTCCGCCTCTAACGCGCCCCTTGGCCGACTTGTCCCGCATATTGTCGGCAACAGTGCCAAGGAAAAGATGCTCTATGTTGCAACAGGCTGGCACATCGCAACGGTGAAGGACTTGCATTCCATCCGGAATAGCCCTCTGGGCCTCTTCCCAGGCCACACGATGCACGTAGACACTCTTGCCGTTGCGTCCGATGACGCCGTAACCCGCGCCAGCCACAGCGCCTTCCCACAAGAGGCATCCGGAGTTCGGTTCCGGGATAACACGATCCAGCCAACGAGGTGCTTTTGCCATCTCCTTAGTATACAGCATGTAAGTGTAATCGCTCATGGTGCTATGCCGCCAAATCGAAGGGGCCGGGGGTCCAGACACCAGGCTGATTGCCGCACAGTGCATCTTGCGCGAACGTCAGCAGCAGCGGCACGCCTGGCACCGTGGTGTTGGGATATTGCTGATAGAGCATGTTGCCGAAGGTGCCCCAGCCGAACGGCACCGCCTGGATCTGCCCCACGATGAAGTTGGTGGTATATGGACCGGTGCCGAAGCCACTGCGGCCATAGGGCAGGTTCTGCGGCAATTGGTAGATCTCGAACGCTCCGGCGCTAATCCGCACCCTTGCATATTGCGGCACGCTGCCGACACCGATGGTTTGCGTCGAGGTCAGCAGGTTGCCGCCGGTTGCCGCATCCCAGACCTGGGCGAACGCGATGTCTGACCACTGCGCGGTTGCGGTGGGCCATTCCAGAGTCTCGGTATTGGCGGCGAAGACGCCCTCGGCGATGTACTCGAACACCGCCGGCAACCGCACATAGCCGCCGCCTGAGAGCTCCAGCGGCGAGCCGGCAATGAAGCTCGGTGATGACGGATCGACCAGCCCGAGGCCAACCCAGACCTGCGGTGGCAGCCACGGGACCATCAGGTGGTCGCCTGCTGCATCTCGGCGTCGGACAGGACGCGCGGCCAGTAGCGGATTCGGCGCACGTAGCCGGCCTTCATGTTCTGCGTATCACCTGCGGTATAAGGAGCGAGGAACCCTACTCCAGAGGTAGCCAGCGCGGGGTAACCATTTGTAAACCCTCCGCCGGATGCGATCGCGCCAGCATTTAGGCACACCTTCCCTGTAGCGGCACCAACGGATGTCGCTGCTTTGGTTACAGCGCCGACCGTGCCAGCGTTTCCGCTCCCTATAATGCCCACGCTATCCCATTGGTCCAAGTGTAGCGTGGGGTCGAAATACATCGGGACTGGAATGCCGCTGCCGGCGACACCTAGCTGACCAATGCCTGCTGTATTTGACGCTGAACTCGCCAGAGCAACGAACTCTAACTCCCACGAACCACCTGGTGACGCATAGAACCCCATATTTCCTGGCGTGATGCCGCACACTTCCTGTGCCCGCGTCACTGCCGCAGCAGTCGTGGGAATATAGGATGTGGCAAAAGAGCCGGCCTCTAGCTGCGCATTCAGCACCGACCCTGTGACGGTACATGTCAGTGTTCCGGCGGCCGGTGTGAACGTCGTTGTGGCACGACCGGGGAAGGCGCCGCTGCCGACGAGCGTGCCGGCAAATGCGCCGCTCATGGTGATCGTGCCTGTGCCGTAGAACGACAGGGTGTAGGTTTGTGCCGTGACGGCGACGCCTTGGTTGCCGAGCGTGGCGCTATTCAGAAGCGCATTCGTCCGTGCCTCCTCGATCAGCAGCCCGCGCAAAGCGTGCGTCACCGGATCGTAGTCCCAGCGTGGCGTATTGCCGCTGACCGTCTGCATGGTGCCTGCGCTGTTGAAGTAGGTTGCGGTGGACGCACGGGTGAACGTGATGCGTGGATCGAGCGTGCCTGGTGTCGTCAGGAAGTCGAGGCTGAGCGTCGCCCCTGGCGGGGCCGGTATGCCTTCCATCGGCCAGATCGGGCGATACTCCCGCTGCACCGCTTCCTGGCTGAAGAACTTGCACCAGCCTTGCGGCAGGACGCGGCCGAGCACACGGGCGCAGTCGCCGCCGCTCATGAAGAACCGGCACGCGCTGCAATGCTCGGCCATCGATCCGCGATCGCTGTAGCGGGCTGCGGGCTTGGACACCCTAGTGTAGACGCGCTGTAGCATCAGAACACGACCGCCATTTCGGCCCGCAGCGGTGCGCCGCTGTAGTCGCTCTGCTGCTTCCACAAGTTCGCCCTAGTGATCGCCTGCTGCCAGAGCCCATCCATCTGCTGCGTACGGTCATCGTCCAATGCCCAGATGGCGCCCTGCTTGACCACCCCGTACAGATACACCGGGTAATGGTTCTCCAGGATCGGGTTGGTATCGGTGGACAGCAGCAGCGGGCGCGGCTTCTGGTAGTAGTCCATCTGCACGATCTGCGGCGTCCAGGCGGGGTCTGGCGGGTCGGGGATCGTGGGATGTGGCAGGAACTCGATGCAGCCGGCTACCAGACGATAGGCGCATGACGGCCCGCTCAGCGCGGTGATGGCGTCATAGGGTTGCCAGCCGGTTGGCTGATACATGGACGACCAGTGTCCGCTCCACTCATCCTTCAGCACCAGCAACTCGCCGGTCATTGCGTCGCGAATGCTGGCCATGGTCGCGAAGTCGCTCGGCAGCGCGATGTAGAGCGCATCGATTGGCTGGGTGGCTGACACCACCTGAACGCGGCTGCGCAGGGTCTCGGCAAGTTCGGTTTCGACTGCGCTGATCCAGCCCGGCATGACGCCGTTCGTAAGGATGTCCTTCCGGTTAAGGTAGCTGGCGACGTCGGCCTGGAGCTGCGCCAGTGACGCCATCAGCGCGCCGGCGCGGTTACAACGACGCCGTTGGACGGTGGCGCCGCGGTCGAGCCAAGCGCGTTGCTTGCCGTCACGACGCAGGTTGCCGTCTTGCCTACATCGCCAGCGGTTACCGTGTAGGTCGGAGCATTGCTGCCAATGGCCGCGCCAGCCATCTTCCACTGATAGGCATAGCTGGTCGGCACGTTCTGCCAGTTGCCCATGGTGCAGTTCAGCGTGCTGCCGCCCTGCGATACCATCGGCACGTCAACATTGACCGGTGGCGCGGTGGGCGCCTCTGGCGGCGCCTCGCCAGTTGCTCCCAGCACCGGCTCGTACTGGCTGCCCTCGAGTTCGGCGCCATCGGCGGCGGTCTGCACGCCCTGCGCCATCGCCTTGCTGGCTGCGTCGGTGAGGCCGTCTGCCTCGGGATACAGACGGATCAGCAGCACCTTGTCGACGTCATCGGCGAGCGTCGGCTCGGTGGTGCCGCTCATGTCTCTGGCACCACGGGCTCTTGCTGGGCGGCTTTCAACTTCGCACCGAGCTCGTGGGTCTGCTTGCCCTGCGCCATCGCCTTGGCCTCCAGGTCGGCGGTGCTGTCGGCGTCGGGGTACAGGCGATGCAGCAGCACCTTATCCATCCCCTCGGGCATGGTTGGCTCCGCGCCTTTGGTATCCGGCGTCTGGGCCACATGCCCGGCCATTGGCTGCATGGTGCCGGCGGTGGCTGGTGCGGCGCCGACGCCCGGCGTAGGCCGCATCGGTGGCGTTGCTGCGGGATGCGGTGCGGTTGGCAGTGCCATGATCATAGCCTCCTTGCGTCGTCTGTTCTGAAGACACGGTTGTCACGTTCATCGAGCCACGCGTTGAGCGCCTTGGGGTCTTTGGCGATGCCGAGACGCATCAGCCGTTGCCAGATCACCATCGGAATGCGTGCGACGTGGGTGATGTCGTCCGGGCGCTTGGCGTGCTTGTCGAACGCATTGGCCTGGCGCTTGTTGGCCTCTACTATCGGTCTCAGGTCCTGGACCTGAATGATGACCGGCAACCCGGTCTCGCTGTCGGTGACGATCTCAGTGGATCGCCGCGTGACCGGGTTCCAAGTCTCGTAGAGGGTCGGCATATTGCTATTGGTTCAGGTCGAAGATCGACGCGTGCGCAAGCGGCGCTGTAGGCCGGATGCACCCCTCGAAGATGACCCCTCCCTGCGAATTGTCCCCAGTTTGTGCATAGTCCTGCTGCACCATATCGCGCTCTGGCAGTGGTGCTGCCTCGACATAGTCGGTATCAACGATGAGCATCTGATGCGCGGGGCAGAAGCGATCGGGTGCCAGTTGCAGCGTGCCGAAGTTCGTCCTGTACACGTCGACGGCGCCCTGGATGGTCATCTCGCCGGTGGGCGATGCCATCACGATGTTCTGGGCGACGATAGCGTTGCCCGTTCCACCTTGGCTCAACGTGGCGAAATAGTTTTTGATGTTGCCGGACATGATGGCAAGCTTGGGATTGCCGCCGGCTTGCCAGCACTGTTGCACGGCGGTGTTGACTGCGGTGAGCGTGAGATCCCATGCGGTGCCTGCGGTGCCTGCGTTGGAGCCATCGCCGACCGGCATGATGCCGGCGCCTGCGCCACGCACGCCGTTGGCGGTGTAGCATGGCAGTCCGCTCATGTGCCGTGGGTCGGTGATGGTACGGATCAGCGGCGAGGTGAACGCCAGTTCGAGGTCGCGCTTTACCTCCATGCCGCGGAGGATCATGTTGCGATTGTACTCGTCTTCGCCACCGACGACGTCGACCACGCGCAGGGTATTCGAGACGCCGACCGTGCGGGCCAGGATCTGGCAGACATTGTTCAACCTGACGGGTTTCACGACCGCCTGCATGACGGCGGTGAAGCCTTCTGGCTGGCTGTTATCGGCCGCCGGGTTCAGCGCCTGGACGATCCATTCGGTCAGGACTTGTTTGCTGCCTACCCTGGCACATGCGCTGACCAGCGGTGTCTCGTCTGGATCGATGCGATAGATGATGTCCGCGAGGTCTTCGCGGACGCCGACGGCCGCTGTCTCAATATAAGTATTTGAGGGTGCGGCGCCCATTGCCGGGACAGCCATGTCAGTCTCCATTGCATGGCATGCGCGCGGGGCGGCATGCCGGTTGAACCGATTGGATTGGTTCGCAATGGAGTGACTGACGGCGGCTCGGGCGTTTGCTGCTTGGTCTCTCGACTGCAGCGCGTGCCGGCGACCGACTTGGTCATCCTGGCGACGTCACGGCCCGGTCGTTGCTTGGTCCCTCAAGGGACTGCCCCCGACCGACAAGGATTATACGCTAGTAGATACGCGCGCGTGTCGTCAATATCTGCCGCTGCCGTTGGCCGCCGCGCGGCGTTGCGCGCTGAGCAGCACCGCGGCGTTGCGGGCGTTGGGTGCTGCGGCGAACGCAGCCTCGGCGTCGGCGACCGCGGCAGCTGGTGCCGGCGGCGGTGCAGCGCCACGCACCGGGGCACCCACGCGGCCCTGCGGCGCGGATGTCTTGGCGCCCTCCACCATGCGATCGAACATCATGGCTTTCATCATGTTCTCGACATGGCGCGGGTCGGCCAGTCCCTGCAGTTCCTGACGGTTGTAGCCGCCCTTGTTGAGTGCCCAGGCGGCGATATCGCGTTGCACCGCAGCGCGCGCGGCGTCGTCACGCCAGAACTCATACTTTTCCGCCAGCACCTTATTGCCGGCCTCGACCTGCTGGCTCATGGCGCGCTGGTAGGCTTCCTGCTGCAGCTGGCTCAGCTGCCCCAGTCTCTGTTGCTCGGCGGCTGCCTGCTGGTAGGCGGCAAATTGCCGCAGGTAGCCTTGAGGATCGGTGTCGACCAGCGCTGGGTCTGGCGGTGTCACGCCTTGCAGCTGCTGGCCGAGTTTCGCCAGTTCCGGCTGGATATGCGGCAGCACCTGGGCGAGTGCCTCGGCCTGGGCCTGGAGCTGCTGCCGCTGGGCGGCGAGTTCCTGGGTTTTGCGGGTGTAGTCGGCGGCTTGCCCGAGAGCGGTCTTGATCTGCTGCACCGTGAGGCGCTGGCCGTCGATCTCGATGCCGGCGGCTGCTGCCTCGGGCGTTGATACACTCTGATCCGGTCCTGATACGCCCTGATCGATCCCGAGCGCCTTAGCGATGGTGTCGTAGCTGTCCTTCGGGCTGTCGGCCGCTGGCTTGGCCTCTGCCGGGGCTGGGTTGGCGCGTGCCTCGCCTGGTCCCTGTGTCGAGGGATTGGCCCTGGCCGATGGCTGCTGGCCCTGTGCGGCGTCCTGGCGGCGTTTGGCGGCCAGCATCCGCCCGGCTTCGGAGAGGGTGATAGGCTCCGACGTGATCGGCGCCGGTGCGCTGACGATGTTCTCGTTGCCGGCGGGTGCCGGGGTTGCCGGTTGCGCTGCTGCGGGGCCTGGTGCTGCTGCGGGCGCAGCGGGTGCGGACGTGCTTTCACTCATGGCTCATCACTCGTATCTGCGGGCGTCGGCATCGCGCTGGTTTTGCAGCAGCGCGGTATCCAATCTGGTCCTCATCTCGGTGGCGAGGTGGTCGATCGCGCGCGCCAGTTGGCGGGCATCCTCACGCTCGCGGGCATCAGCGCCGTGGATGGCGTTCTGCACCGCGCCGTCGCGAATGAACGTGAGGATCGCCATCAACTCGCGGTCCTGCAGCAGCCGGTGCGCTTCGCTGCCGCGGCGCTGGATCTCAAACCGCTCCTCGCGGGAAAGGTCGCTCACCGCTTGGCGGTGGTCTTCGGCGAGGTCTTCATGATGTTCGGCAGCGAGGCCGCTCCGCGGGCCTTACCAGCGCCTGATGCACCACCGCTCACCGGTTTGTTCTGGCCTTGCCGCGACGTGGTCTTGGTGGTCTGCGACGGGTACGGCCCCGATGTAGATTGCTGCTTGGTCACCATGGTGTTCTCCTATTGCCCTGGGGGCGATGGTGGTCCTGCCGGCCGCGGCAATGACGGCCCTCCGGGTCCGAACAGCGATTGCCCGGCGGCGCGCGCGGCGATCTGGCCATAGGCGGTTGGCATTCGGCCTCCCATCAGCGCCTGTCGGGTCGCCATTGCCGAGGCTGGATCGAATGACCCGGTCGGCGGTGCGGTGGGCTGCATCGGTCGCGGCGGCATCATCGGATTGGCTGCATTCGGCGCCAGCGGGCCGCCACCGGGTGCCGGCGGTCGCTGCGGTCCTTGCGGCGGTTGCTGCCCAGGTGCCGGGCCTGCGGTTGCGGGCGGCTGCGGGCTGGTAGGCGGCGGCAGGTTGCCGAGCAGCTGCAGCTTTGGCGCCCGGCTCGCCATCGCCTGCTGGAACTCGGTGAGGCTGGGCACCGGGGTGCTGAATTGGGCGCCCGCAACCCACACTTTGGTCCAGGCATCGAGCGCTGCCTGATCGCGCTTCAGATCGTCCTCGGTCAGCATCTGCGCACGCTTGGTCTGTTCGCTGGCCCGATCGTTCTCCACATCCGCCGCCGTCTTGCCGGCCTGCACCTGGGCGAGAATGAGATCGGTGTTGGGCTGCTGCTGCGGTGGTGGCGGCTGGAACCCTGGCGGGAGTGCCTTGAAGTACGAGGACACGTCCGCGATGTTCGCCGTCTCCAGCATACGCGCCAATGTATTGCGATATTCCGGCACGCCGACCAGCGGATTATCCAACCCCTGGCTCTGCATGATCATTTCCTGCTTGCCGGCGATCTGCGCCAGCATCGCCAGCCGCTCCATCGGCATGCCTTTGCCGCCGACATTGACCGATGTTTGCCACATGACACCCAAAGCTCTTGGATCAATTGCAATCCATTGGCCTCTAATCCGGTAAACATTCGGCCGGTCCTGATGCCGCGCCATCATCTTGAGCAGCCCGGAATAGAGCGGCGCCAGCCCGGTCTCGGCCAGCGTGCGCGCCATCATGTCCAGCCGGTCCTGGGCGGCCGATGTCTGCTGGCTGATGGCGATCGGCGCGGTGCTCTGCAACTCGTCAACCGTCAGCCCCTGTGATGCCCGCGTGATGCCGGTACGGCTTTCCCGTATCGCCTCCAGCACCTGCATAACGCCGATCGCGGCCTCGCCGGCGAAGGGCTTCGTGAGCTCCGTCACTGCGCCTGGCTGCGTGGTGCGAATGATGCTGCCAATGGCCGTCTGCCGTGCATCGGCCAAGTTCACCTGCCCCAGCGTGACGACCGTCCGCGGGAACATGGACTGCGCCAGGCTGTCCAGCGTCGCACGCATCACGCGACTTTCGACGCGCTGCAGGTCCATCACCATGTCTGCCTGCGAATAGCCGATCAGCCGGCCCGGCTCGCGATACGGCGTGAAACATGCCAGCGGGATTTCATCCACCCGTTCCCACTGGATCATCCTGGTGGCGTTGCCGAGCATGTGGACATGCAGCAACTCGGCCTTGTTGTCGTTGTCAGCGTCGCATCTGATCCAACCCTCGGCGTAGCGCACGATGCTCATGCTGCGGTCACCGGGCGGCGACGGCTTGATGTTGTAGCCCTGGGCCGGATCGCGGGCGATGATCTCGCGGCGCTGCTGTGGCCGCATCATGGTGTCGCAGTAGGACAGCACCTTGTCTGCTGGCAGCCCCATCTCGATCAGATCTGACGCCGGCACATCGCGCACGTGGAAGATGCCGCGCGTGTCGGCCACGGTATCGGCATCGGCCACCACCCAGACGCACTCGCTTGGCACCGCCTCGACGCAGGGCCAGTTCTGCTGCGCCGTCCGCGTAATCGTAGCTGCCCACATTTCCGCCGGGGCGCCGGACTGTAGATACATGGCGCCGTCCGGCGTCTTCATCATGGTCTGCTGTTCTTCCTGCGTCATCGGCCGGCGCACGATGCGTTGCGCCTCGATACCGGGCTGGCTCAGCAGCATCTGCAGCTGGGGCATCAGCAGCCCCTCGCAGACGTCGGTGCGCACCTGCTCGCGCTTGCCCCAGTACCAGCGCACCCATCCCGCCTTGCGTGTCAGCGCATCGAGCAGCACGTCGTGCAATATCTGCCAGCCGGGATTGGCGGTGAACAGCGCCCAGCGGGTGTAGTCCGTCGCCTGCCGCGACAGCGTGGTGGCGAGTTGGTCGTTGCCGGTGATTTCACTGCTGATAGGCTCGAATGCCACTGGGTCCTCAACCCCGGTAAACACCCGCAGCAGCGACGGCAGCGTGCTCCTGATCGTATCCCGAACCACCGTCATCACGATCTGGCTGCGACCTGGCGTTTCGTCACCGAGTGGGCGCCCAGCATAATACTGCGACGCGGTAATGCGCTCGCGGCTCAGATACATATCGTAATTCATCGCGATCTTGAAATAGTATTGGGCAACGGCCTCGATCTCGCGGTCTTCTTTTCCGAGCCGCTCGAAGATGATTTCCTGCTGCCACGGCACGCCGGATGGCTTGCTCGCAGGCCGTAGCCCCGCAGCATATCGCTGCATCGCCGGCGGCAGGTCCAGATCGGTATCGCGTGGGTGCGTGTCCGGACGCTGCGGCACCAGATAGGCCAGCATCTGCTCGGAGCCGATATTCAGCCCCTGCGGCTGCATGCCGGATGGCATCAGCCCTGGAATTGGCGGCATCGGCGGAATGGCGCCGGACATGCCGCTGCCGGCCATCATCAGCGACGCCGGCGAGGCACCGAGCAAGCCACCCGGTGGCACCATCGGCCCGCGGTTCGGCGGCAGAGGCAGCGTGCCGGTGACGTTGCCAGTCGGGAAACCGCTCAAAACGGACCCTCCTCATCCGTATCGTGCCCACTGGCGGCCGTGCCCCCGCCGGCGCTTGGTCCCTTGTCCCCAGACGCCGCCATTCCGCCGGCTGCTGTAGCGGCATCCTGCTGCCCCTGGTTGCCCTGGCTCGGACCACGATCGCCGCCACCAGAGCCCTCCCCTGCCACCGCATCACCGAGCAATCCTCGGCCACCGCCCTGCGGCACGCCCGCATACGGGTTCGGCAGCCCGCTGAGTGCTGCCAACGCCGCCAGACCGGGCGCCGAGGCCGACAACGCGGCCATGGTCTTCGGATCAATCCCGCTGGCATCGAAGCCCGGTTGCTGTTGCTGGGCCTGCCGTGCTGCCAGGGCCACCGACTGCGGCGTAGGACGGCCCCACTGGTCATACAGGCCGGCGAGGCCGCCCCCGGTCTGCTGCGGCAATCCCGGCCCGGTGTTGAGGTTCGGCACTGGCGCCGGCGCACCGGAGGTCATCCGCCCCCATTGGTCGTAGGTCGGCGCTGGCGCCGGTGCTGGTGCAGACGTGCCCCACGTCGACGGTGGCACTACCGCGTTGTAGAGACTGCCCAGTCCCGAGCCAGGCTGCTGCCCCATCATGGGCGTGCCCAGCAACCCGTACGGTGTG